AGTTGCCTCTACTTATTTACCCTTGAAAACTTCTTGCAAGTAACTTCACAATGGTGATATATTGTCTCCGTGATCTCAACGATCACAGCTTTTCCGGGGCGACCGGAACGAGTCAAGGAGACCAACATGAGCAACTATATTCACCAGCTGCAAAATCAAGTCAACGACTTGCAGCACGTCGTCATCACCCGCGCTGAGCGCGTCCAGGAATTCCGGCAGCACCTGCTGTCGTCGAAGTTTCCCCCGATCCAGCATGACGGCAGCCGGGGCGATCTGGTCAGTGTGGCCGAAGTTTTCAACTGGCTGCGCTACATCGAAAACCCTGCACTTGAGACCGTTTAAGGAGACCGCCATGCAAAAGCGCAACTACATCGCCGAGATCGATTCACGTGTCGCAGGCATCCCTTGCAAGATCGGCGTCGTTGAGTACTCCCGCTACGAGGGTTCGTATTCGTACAACGCACCCAGCGACATCGACTACTACGGCTACACCGAGATGGACTTCGACGTGCTGGACCGCCGCGGCCGCCCTGCTGCCTGGCTCGAGCGAAAGCTCGACAAGGACGAGCGCGCTGACATTGAGTACCTCATCTCTGATTACTTTTCTTAACTATCACATTGCTTATTTGGAGACCGACATGATCGACATGGCACAAGCAGACCGCACCCTTCGCGCCAAAGGCGACGGCAACGACAAAGTGTTTGAGAACTTTCGCACCCGCTTGCGCGGCACGAACGACCAGGAATATCAGATCTACCTGGCCTGCGCCGACGACGGCAATGGTGGCGACATCACCCGCGGCGGTGCCCCGCTGAAGACCTATCAAGAATGGTTGATGAGCTGATGAGCCGCGCCCTTCGCATCGCTTACGTACTCGTGTACGCCGCTGCCCTGGTGGTGGCGTACATGGACCTTTTTATCTGGAGACCCTAATGAGTCCATACAAAAACCACATCTTGCGCAACGCCAAGGGCATGTGCATCACGTCAGAGATCCTGCTTGACATGGTCGACATCTGCGGCCGCAGGCGTCCGTCATTCACAGGATTGAAAGATGCCGCAGTCGTTGACGGTGTTTGCAGCCTGCCGACCGCGCACACGAAGCTGCACTGGCTAATCGACAACGGTTACCTAGTCTCAGAAATTAATCAACACGATCGCCGCGCCAAGATCTTGCGCGTGACTCTTAAAGGCGATCGCTATCTGCGTGAGGTGAACAAGTGAAACGCTACGGCATCCTCGACGACGACGATCGCGTCATCCGCTGGGTGTGGGACAAGCCTGGCGCTGGCTACCGGTATGTCGAAGTCAAGGTGCCGCGCCGTCACAAGCCGCGCATTGATCTGAGCCAATTTGAAGAAGCACTTTTTTGAGGAACGCAAAATGAGAAAGTATGAAACCCACTACGACGACTGCGCTGCAAGTGTTTTTCCGCAACTTGCATGGGTAGCGTATGAGGAAGGCGCCTGCGGTGATGACATCCATGCTCGAGGCGCGACGCCCGAAGAAGCGATTGAGAACCTGCGCGAAATGCTGGACGACTAATTGACTGGAGTTTTTCTTATGGGAAACAAAACAGCTCATCCTGTGTTTGATGTTTTAATTGAGCGTTTCGGTCTGAAAAACGATGTCGATATAAGCAGGCTAATTGGCTTTCAGTATTCGTATATCTGGAAGCTGCGCAATCGGATCGTTGCTGGCAGCCCTGCGGTTGCTCTGGCAATTCACGAAACATTCGGTATGCCGATCGCAGAGATCCGTTCTCTGGGCGGCGACGACTTCGTCGGCATCAGCCGGCCAACTAATCGTACGGAGGTGCAAGCATGAACAATCGCAAATGGCCACGAACATTGAACGAAGCTTTTCCAAACACCATTGAGTACAGCTGCGCAATCGAACGCCCCAGGCCAAGAAACTGGATTTCTTGGAATCGATTGATTGTCTGGTTTATTGTTGGCGGCCTTATCACAATGCTAATCCGAAATATCGTTTTACCCCTTGCATAACTTCACGCTTGTGATATTATGTGTCCGTGGTCAACGCATTGACCACCTGACCTGGCAGCACCAGGCACTCTCAAAGGAGACGCATCATGTTTGATCTGAACGACATCGAAGTTATCGAAGGCGACGCTGAAGTTTCTGAGCTTGAGTACTACGCCAGCATTCAGCGCGCCATCAACTCCGGCACCGCGTGGTCTTTCCAGGGCAGCTACGGCCGCGCCATGATGGACGCCATCGAAAGCGGCTACTGCCTGCTGGGTAAGGCCGGCGCCCGTGACTACTACGGCAACTACATCCCCAGCCGTGACGAAGTCATGGAAGGCACCAAGGGTTCGATCAGCTACGTCCAGGACCGCATGGGCGAAGACTGGCTGTTCGAAATGGAAAACGTCTAACCGGAGGTATCACAATGGCTATTTCCACCATCCCCTTTGCCCATGTCCGCGAGTTCTACGAACGCAACCAGCCCGACGGGCATTGGTTTGACGCGGCCACCATGCGCTTCTTTAAAACCAAGCTGCCTCAGATTGCTTACGAGTCTGAGGCCGGCATCCACTTTGTCACACGCGAAACAGACCCAGGCGGCGTGTCGGCCTACAGCGTGCGCCGCCAGCTGCCGAACGGTGAGATCAAGACTGTCGGCGAGTTTCACAGCTACAAGACGCGCGCCGCCGCTGCGACTGCCATTCGCCTGTTGAGCAAGGAGGCCAGCCATGTGGTGGTCTGAATCCTCCGGTCGCATTGAACTCAAGATGACACTGAAGCAGGCGCAGTCCTGCAGTCATCCTGGCCGCTGCGACGACGACGTTGTTGCCCTGCGCCAGGTGCCGGCCATCAAGCGCCAGCTCGAGAAGCTGGACCCGAAGCTGGTGGCCGACTGCCTGCGCGAGTACGGCGCCTGGGACGAAGAGCAGCTGGCCGACCATGAGTACAACTTGGACCGCCTGCTGTGGATCGCAGCGTGCGACATCGCTGAAGAAAACTTTCTGAAGACCGCTTGACGGACTTCACAATGCTGATATACTTAACCCCGGTTCATCAATAACCCACTCCCGAAAGGACGCATCATGAAACCCATGACACTGCAAGACCTCATCAATCTCCGCATCGCCGCCAAGCGCGAAGAAGACAAAGCCGTCCAGGCACGTCGCGATGTGGATGCTCAGATCGCCGAGCTGCTCAAAGACCCTGCCAAGCCTGAAGGCGCCGTATCCCAAAAGGTCGACGGCTTCAAGATCACCTGCACCTACAAAGTCGACCGCAAAGTATCTGCTGACGAGCTGCAAAAATCGTGGGACAAGCTGTCTCCTGAAGTGCAGGCCGTGTTCAAGTGGAAGCCCGATGTGTCGACCTCAGAGCTGCGCAAGCTCGACGACAAGCAGCAGCTCGCTGCTTCGAAGTTCATCACGACAAACCCTGCTTCGCCGTCGATCAAGATCGAAGCGATCTGATTTCTTTTCACACTCGGAGACATCACAATGGCTATATCCCTCAAGTCCACCAAGGACGCCGCCCTTGACGGCATCAAGGTTCTCGTTCACGGCCCTGCCGGCGCTGGCAAGACCAGCCTGTGCGCGACCACCGGCGAACCGACCATCATCATCAGCGCCGAGTCCGGCTTGCTGTCGCTGCGTGGCGTCGACATCCCGGTCATCGAAGTCAAGACGCTCGAGCAAATGTACGAGGCGTACGACTTCGTCGTCAACGATCCGCAGGGTCAGGCCTTCAAGTGGGTCTGCTTGGACTCCATCAGCGAGATCGCTGAGGTGGTGCTGAACCACGAGAAGAAAGTCGCCAAGGATCCGCGCCAGGCGTACGGCGCGCTGGCCGAGAAGATGACGGATCTGATCCGTGCCTTCCGCGACCTGCCTGGCCGCAACGTGTACTTCAGCTGCAAGCAGGAGCGCACGAAGGACGAGCAGTCAGGCGCGATGCTCTATTACCCGGCCATGCCCGGCAACATGTTGAAGCAGGGCGTCGGCTACTTCTTCGATGAAGTCATGGCACTGCGCGTTGAAAAGGATGCCGACGGCAATCCCACGCGCTGGCTGCAGACCAGCCGGGATTTCAATTACGAGGCGAAGGACCGGTCCGGTTGCTTGGACATGTTCGAACCTCCAAACCTCGCGGACATCGCCGCGAAGATTTCTTCCACCGCCAATTAATCCTGAAAGGACACCCATCATGGCGCAATTTCAATTCGACACCAACACCGTTGAGAAACGGGAAAACAACTTTGAGCTGCTGCCGGCAGGCTGGTACGTCGCTCAGGTCGTTGAGAGCGACATCGTCAACCTGAAGTCTGGCAACGGCCAGGCTATCAAGCTGACGTTTGATGTGCTCTCTGAAGGCCACCGCGGCCGCAAGATCTGGGCGCAGCTGAACGTCCGTCACAACAACCCGGAAGCTGAGCGCATTGCCCAGCAGCAGCTGCGTGAGCTGTGCGATTCGATCGGCGTGGTTCGCATGAACGACACCGTCGAGCTGCACAACAAGCCGATGCAGGTCCGCGTGAAGATCCGCAAGTCTGAGAACCCTCAGTACGAAGATCAGAACGAGATCAGCGGCTACAAGGCTGCTGGCGGTGCGGCTGCACCTGCCATGCAGATACCTGCTCGAGCTGCTGCTCCTGCTGCAGCGGCCGCACCTGCTGCTGCTGCTCCGGCTGCTGCCACGCCGCCCTGGCAAAAGAAGAGCGCAGCGTAACGATTGCGGGGAAAGCGGATGCTGGCGTGCGGCACTGCGTGAAGCGGAGCGCATTGCAGCCAGACGCAGCGAGTACCCCACCTTTTTTAGGAGACAAACATGTTTAAAGCGATTGTTGGACTGTGGCTTGCACTGACCGCCACGCTTGTGTGGGCCAACTGCACCACGCATACCTACTTTGTGAATGGCAAGACGGTCATTTGCACCACTTGCTGCTACGGCGGCAACTGCACCACCAACTGCTACTAAGGAGAAAGCAATGCAACAAAACCAACCACCCATCATCACCATCAAGATGGTCCCTGCCGGCGTTGAGCTGGTGCTCAATGCGCTGAATCAGCTGCCACGCGGACAAGTGGAAGGCCTGTGGCAAGAGATTGCCGGCCAGTACACCTATCAGATGCAGGAGCTGCAGAAGGCCGCACAAGCCGCGCAAGCTGCTGAGGCTGCACAAGCACCGGCCGCTGCTGAAACCGCGCCTGAAGCGCCGTCTGACGACGCTGGCGCTGTCTCGCCGGGAGGTACTGAATGATGTCTACCCGCATTTACGCAGTCCAGGGACTGGACACCTTTCGATTGATTGAAGCCGGCAGCAAGCAGGCCGCGATTCGTCATGCCGCAAAGGGCATCTTCTCTGCTGAAGTCGCCAATCAGAAGACACTGGTCGCTGCCATGACAGACGGCGTGCGCGTCGAGGTGGCAACGCCTGAGAAGGCTGAGGCGGAGGAGTAAGCCAGCCGGCGGTGCGGCTGGTTTTATGGCTTTTTCCCAGCAAACACCGGCAGCATGGGCTTGTGGCTCCTTATACGCGAGTGACCGTGCCGACTGACCGCCGTAAGCGGTGGCTGGGCCAACAGCCTGACACCCCGGAAAGACGGGGCCAACACAATGGAGAACACATGGCAAAACCGCCCGAACCAATGCATTCAACTGCCGCCCTGATCTATCAGGCGTATGAGAACGACGCCGACTCCGGCAACCGCCCGCACCTGGGCGCGTCCCTGATCGGCCACGCCTGCGAACGCTATCTGTGGATGACGTTCCGATGGGTCGAAGACAAGAAGTTTGACGGCCGCATGCTGCGCCTATTCCAGACCGGCGATCGTGAAGAGGCGCGCCTTGTTGCCAACCTGCGCCGCATCGGTGTGCAGGTGCATGACAAGACACCGGACGGCCAGCAGTGGCGCGTGTCCGATGTCGGCGGCCACTTCGGCGGCAGCATGGACGGCGCAGCTCTTGGACTGCCGGAAGCGCCGAAGACCTGGCACGTGCTCGAGTTCAAGACGCACAACGAGAAAAGCTTCAAAGAGCTGAGCAAGGGTGTGCGTGTGGCCAAGCCGCAGCACTACGCGCAGATGCAGATCTACATGGGTCTGACTGGAATGGACCGCGCTTTTTACATGGCGGTCAACAAGAACAACGACGAGCTGTACACCGAGCGCGTGGAGTTTGACCCGGTTGAATTCGCCAGGCTGAAGGCGCGCGCTGAGCGTGTGATCAATGCAACCGAGCCGCCGCTGAAGATCAGCGAAGACCCGAGCTGGTACGTCTGCAAGATGTGCGACTTCCACGAGCACTGCCACGGGACGGCTGCGCCGCAGGTCAACTGCCGCACGTGCGCTCACAGCACGCCGCAGATTAACGGCGAAGCGCGATGGTCCTGCTCTAGAGGCACCGCCGACTTGAACATCAGCAGTATTCCGATGGACCTGCAGCGCACCGGCTGCAGCTCGCACCGGTACATCCCGATCCTGCTGCAGAACTTCGCGACGCAGGCGGACTATGTCAATGGTGATGTTATGTACACCGATTGCGATGGCATTGTGTTTGGCAACGGCGAGAACCCTGGATCGCTGACCAGCCATGACATCCGCAACCTGAAAGCAAAGTCACTGGCCGGTGGCATGGCAGAGCTGAAGAAGGAAATCGACGAGGTCTTCGGACCAGGCAGCAAGGTGGTCGCATGAGCAATGGACTCACATGCCCTTACTGCGAGCAACAAGCCCAGCTGACTACCGGCGACTACATCTACCCGCACCGCAAAGACCTTGCATCAAAACAGTTCTGGGTTTGCTGGCCATGCGATGCGTATGTCGGATGCCACGGCAGCAGCAACCGTCCGCTTGGGCGCCTGGCCAACGAGGAGCTGCGCAAAGCCAGGACTGCTGCGCATGCGGCCTTCGATCCGCTGTGGAGATCAAGAAGATTCAGCCGCACGCGTGCGTATGTGTGGCTTGCCAGTCAACTCGGTATCAAAACATCCGAATGCCACATCGCAATGTTTGATGTCGAAAAGTGCAAGTCAACCGTGGCAGCCGTTTACTCACTGAGCGAGGTGGCATCGTGAAGCTTCGCCCCTATCAAGAGCGCGCGCTCGACGAGCTGTGGACCTGGTTCGGTAAACACAACGACGGCAATCCGATCGTCGAGGCCTGCGTTGGCGCCGGCAAGTCGCTGATGATTGCGGCTCTCGCGCAGCGAGCTGACGCCGAGTTTCCCGGCACCCGCATCCTGGTGCTGGTGCATCAGAAAGAATTGCTCGAGCAAAACGTCGAGAAGATCCTGGCCATCTGGCCGCAGGCGAACGTGGGCCTGTACAGCGCAGGCGCCGGGCGCAAAGACCTGGGCCGGCAGATCACGTACGCCACGATCGGCAGCATTTGGAGGGACGCGCACCTGCTGGGCCGCATCGACATCGTGCTGGCCGACGAGTGCCACCTGATCAACCCGAAAGAGGAAGGCATGTGGCGGGGGTTCCTGTCGGACCTGGCCAGGTACAACCCGAGCACGCGCTGCATTGGCTGGACGGGCACGCCCTTCCGCGGCAATGGCGTGTGGCTGACGGCTGGCGACACGCCCCTGTTCACCAACATCAGCACCCGGGTGACGATGCGCGAGCTGCTCGAGCTGGGCTTCCTGTCGCCGCTCGTGCCGGCCACCACGGTCACGAAGATCGACGCGCACGACGTGCGAACCAGTGGCGACGATTACGTGGTCAGCGAGCTGGCCAAGGTGACCGACACCGAGGAGCTGGTCGAGGCGACGTGCGATGAGATCGTGCAGCTGGCCGCCGATCGCCGCCGCTGGCTGGTCTTTGCCGTGACGATTGAGCATGCCCAGCACGTGCGAGACGCGTTGCGTGCGCGAGGCGTGGTGGCCGAGATGGTCAGCGCCAAGACGCCGAAGGGTGAGCGTGCGCAGCTGATTGCCGACTTCCGCGCCGGGCGCATCAAGTGCCTGGTCAATGTTGCGGTGCTGACGACTGGCTTCGATGTGCCGGCCGTGGACTTCATTGCCTTGCTGCGCGCGACCAAGTCACCGGTCCTGTACGTGCAGATCGCTGGCCGCGGGATGCGGATTGCGGACGGGAAGACCGACTGCCTGTGGGCTGACTTCACCGACACGACGATCAACATGGGGCCGGTGGATGCGGTCAAAGGCCGAGTGCCGAGCGGCGTGCGCAAGGGTGAAGCGCCGACCAAGCTGTGCCCTGAGTGCGGCAGCCAGAACCCGGCAGCTGCGACAGAGTGCATCGACTGTGGCTACCTGTTCCCGGAGCCGGAGCGCATCAAGCACGGCACACGTGCGTCGGCGGCCGCGGTGCTGAGCAGCCAGAAGGAAACGATGTTCTCGACCGTGCCGGTGAGTGAGGTGCGCTATCACCTGCATCGCAAAGAGGGCAGCCCACCAAGCCTGCGCGTGGAGTACTACGACGGCTTGATGCGCCAGGCCAGCGAGTGGGTGTGCCTCTCACACATCGGCTATGCGCGAAGGAAGGCAGAGGTTTGGTGGAATGCGCGCAGCACGATCGACGCGATACCAGGCAGCACCGAGCAGGCGCTCGAGTGGCTGGAATACAGCGACGCGATCCTGCGCAAACCGGCGGCGATCATGGTCACGAAGAAGGACAAGTATCCAGAAATCGTCTCGTATCACTGGGAGAGGGAGACAGCATGAGTCCGGCCGAGATACAAGTGAAGATCAACATCGCTCAGCGAGAGGCGGACTTCTGGAAAGACATCCTGCAAAAGAAGTCGTGCGGATTCTGCAAGCACTGGCAGCACCCTGGTTGCGAGCTGGCCGACGGCGCCGAGCCACCGGCGGATGTGGTGAAGGTCGGCTGCGATGTGTGGAATTGGGACGGAATTCCGTTCTAGGGGCGACAAGGGATTGCAGGGGGTGATGCCGGGCCGTACAATCACATTGCTGATAGTTCGCAGGGGAGCACAATGAGCATTGAAATAAGCGCCGCCGCACGGTATGTCAGGCTGCCTCTCTTTGAGCGGCTGACTGGCTACACGCAGAAAGCCGTGCGGCGCAAGATCGAATCGGGCGCCTGGCTCGAGGGGCGGGAGTACCGCCGCGCGCCGGACGGGCACATCATTGTCGACATGCATGGGTATCAAAAATGGGTAGAGAAATCCCCGGCGTAGACATCCGTGACGGCAGCCTGCGGCTGTGCTTCACGTATGAAGGCGAGCGCCATCGCAAAACCTTGCTGGTCAACGGCAAGCCCCTCGCCCCCACGAAGCCCAACATTGCCTTCGCGTCCAAGCAGATCAAAGAGATCAAGGACAAGATCCGGCTGGGCGTGTTCGTCATGGCCGAGTACTTCCCCGAGGACGGCAACGCAGGGGCGAGCCTGACAGTCGCAAGCCAGCTCGACAGCTGGCTGGCTGGCCAGCGCATCGAGAACTCCACCAAGGCCGGCTACACCAGCGCCATCAAGTTTTGGAAGAACGCGCCCTACAACGAGGCCAAGACCGGCAAGCTGGGCGATCTGCCCCTGCGCCAGCTGGTGCCCAGCCAGATCAACATAGCGATCGCCAGCAAGGCAGACCTGTCTGGCAAGACCATCAACAATTACGTGTCCGTGCTGCGCGAGGCGCTGAACTCAGCGGTCACCGATCGCGTGCTGGCTACGAACCCGGCGGACGTGGTCAAGCGCGCCAAGTATCAGAAGCCGGTCGCGGATCCGTTCAGCGCCGAGGAGCGCGAGAAGATCATCGCCAAGGTCGCCGAGCGTCACCCGGGCCAGGTGGCCAACCTGGTCGAGTTCTGGTTCTGGACCGGGCTGCGCACGTCGGAGCTGTTCGGCCTGTGCTGGCGGCACGTAGACCTGGCGTCCGGCACGATGCTGGTGACCGAGGTGGTGGTCCGCGGCGAAGAGAAGGACCGCACGAAGACCGATGTCGCCCGGACGGTCAGGCTCAATAGTCGGGCCTTGGCCGCGCTCCAGCGCCAGCGCAAGCACACCCAGATGGCAGACGACGGGAGGGTCTTCCACGACCCGCGTTACGACGCCGGGTGGTATGAGGAGCGCGCCTTCCGTCGAAGCTTCTGGGAGCCTGTATTAAAGGCGCTGGGCATGCGTTACCGCCGGCCCTACAACTGCCGCCACACGTACGCCACGGCCATGCTGATGGCCGGCATGACGCCGGCGTTCTGCGCCAAGCAGCTGGGGCACAGCGTGGAGATGTTCCTGAAGACCTATGCCAAGTGGATTGACGGCAATCAGGACGCCGCCGAGATGGCAAGACTCGAAAAAGCAATTGTCCCCGGAGTGTCCCCAGCTTCCCCTGCCGTCCCCGCAAGTGCTTGATTTTGTGGTGAAATTGGTGGGGTGGCTGATGGGACTCGAACCCATTCTACGGGGGAAGCTGGGGGTTTTGAGGGGAGCTATGTGCTTGATTCGATTGAAGCCGGATCCCCTCACTTCCCCGACGTTACCAAAGTT